AAATAGAATCTTGCTTGCCTTGCTGACAGGGTTCATACTAATTAGCTTTTGTACCCTCGCTGGGACTAAACCAAATGATAAAGACTCGTCAAAGCAATCTCAAATTACCTCATTTGAAGAAGACAACCGGGGTAGTGGACGGATCTATAAATGCTAATTATTTTATAGATAATGGCATTGTTCGGTCTATTTTTGATGAAGATAACTTAGAGGAAGATGACTGGCTTCTAAGATACGAGACAATGCGACTGGCTCATCAAATGCAACGAGAAGCGAATAAGTCCCGTCAGAGATTTCAAATTTTGAATGAAGATTTAATAGGACAACTCTGCTTGTTAACTATCTTCTGTCTTTTGGTTTCAACATCAGGACTTGTCGGTTTTAGAGTCATTCAAAGCTTCAATAGTACACAATCAAAGGAGGTTTCACAATGAGCGGATTTATGGACTTGACCAATCACCTTTCAGGTAACAACAATAAAGGGAATGGTCAGCCCCTAACTACTTCCGAAATTAAAGGCGATTTTGTTGGTCTTAACACGTTGGCTGATACTGAAAAGATGTTAGCTGTCAGAGCGAACATTCCTAAGACAACTTCTGAAAAAGGCGTGATTGCATTAAAACAACAATTAGGTGCATGGCAATCTCAAAACTTTTGGAAAGCGGAACACGCCAAAACTAATGTTGCTCTTGCCCGTGAGATTGGTAGGGGTGCAACAATCGAGATGCAAGCTAAAGCCCAGATCCAAGGCATTGTTAACGGGTTACAACAAGCGGAAGCTAAATACTCGATGGATTCATCTATGTTCTTGGCTAAGGGCGATATGGTTGAAGCTGAGTTGACCGGATTCCGTGACGATTTCTGTTCAGAGTCCTCTAAAATTTACGACAATTTGTCCTATTGAATTTCCAATCAGGGTGCGATTTTAATCTTTCAGTCAAACAATGAGAAGAAACACATGAAAATAATGACTTGGATAATTTTGAATATTTCTGTAGCAATAATTACTGGTTTGATACATTTTACTCCGACCGCATATCTTCCAGTTGCAACAATCATTTTAGTTTTTGCTACAGGCGTTTATGCAGGATTCTACATCGGACAAATCAAATGAAAATACATATTTGGATAATGCTTTTTTTGGATTCTTTAGCATTAGCTATGCTATCGGGTATAGTCATGAGTACTACATCGGGATCGCTTAAAGTCATAGCTTTTTTGTCCCTGTTGTTGATTTTATTAACTTTGTTGGTTGTTATACAAGAGAAATCAAAATGAAAACGATAGAACGGATGGGGTATGTAGAATTGTTTATCGGTGGGGGGCTTCTTACAGGGTTTGCGTTAACGGGTTACGGACAATGGATTTTAACGTTATTTGTCCTTTTAGGACTACTATGCGGCGTTGGGTTTCAAATTGTTAAAGATGCGATTGCTTCAAGCATCAAATTAGAACAAACAATCAGCTATACGCTTAAGCTTGCAAGCTGGTATTATTTAGTTTTGATAGCAGCTTTTATTTTCGCGTTTGCTATCGGTTGTTTAGTAGGATTAGGAGCATAATTATGCATTTCGATGACGTTAAAAAGATCTTCAGTATTATCGATTTAAATGAAACTGAAGTCAAAATCTTAGAAAAACTCGATGGTAAACCACCGACTAATAAGAATATAATTGACGCATCTATGGCATTGATACGAGAAGGTATTTACAAAAAATATCCACTCGCTAAACCTGAAATAGTCGAATCCCTTTTGTTGCTATTGTCAATTAAATACGACAAAATATCTGAAGACTTAGAAAGTCAAGATAACTTGATTAAATTACACCAGACTAACAAAGCGAACGATTTATTTGATGAAGTTCTATTAAATAATTTTATGGATTCACTCGTTAATCGCTTCAACGAATCACGCAAGCAATACATACACGAAACGCTAGAAATAGCAGCATTGATCGAACAAACACTTGCACGTCTTTATTCATAGAAGGGACAAATGAGACTATCAAATGAAATTTCAAACACTCGCAAGATTATAAGCAATAGTCAAGCGAGTGCTTTTATTTTAACGGCGGCGGCAATCACTTCTTTATCTGTCCCGGTTATCTTCAACAACTTACCAAAAGTGTCAAAGCTACTTTATTTCATTGCTGGAATGGGATGCGCTGCTGGGCAGATTGCAGTTGTCAAGAAAAACGAAAGGTTGTTTGCACTCGGTAAAGTACATGACAACTTCGAGAAAAAGGGTATTGCAGACGAGTTGACCGTCACACAACAAACAGACGCCGCTTTATCTAAAATGAAAGGGTTAGAGTTGCTGGCTGAAATTGTTGACTGTATGCCAGCGCACAAACAAGCACGGTATATTCACGAATTCAACCTGAAAGGGCTTATACAACCTAACGTGCCAACAGGGACTCAACAAACAGCCATACAAGCAGAGTCCCAAGCAATCATTGTCAAGCGGCATCCTCAAGCGATTGATGCTAAAGTCGCCAAGCTTTTGAATATCGACTGGTTTGATGAAAGCTTCATTTGGGGAGGCGGCGGCGTTATCGGTAAAGCGGGTTCAGGTAAATCTTCATTAATGCAAGCATGGGGTGCAAGCATCCTTGCCAGTGTCCCCCAAACAGATTTTACTTACTGCAACGTCTCGTATCATCCTAAAGCTGATCGGTTGTTCCCCCAATTACCAGAAGACGTTGAGATTGCAATGACACTTAGCGATCCAATGGAAATCTACAACCGGACTGAAAGCGTTTATCTGGAAATGATCAGACGACAAAAAGCAGGCGATCGTGAGTCCCCGCCTATATTCTTAATCATTGATGAATGGATAGGACTTTATAACCGTCTAGGAAAGGACTTAGGCGATCAATTGGTTAAATGGATTTTCGCAATTGTGTTTGAGGGGCGTAAATGGGCGAAGCGACTACCTAATAAAATTGATACAGGCATTCGAGTACTGTTAGTGATGCATTCGGGGAAAAAAGATTTGACAGGTGTTGGTAGCGATTTCTACAATGCAGGTCAATTGGTTTTATTTGACAATGCTGTCAGTGACCCTAACACTCCATTCCCTAGCGATTTTGACCGGAAGAAATTGACGATGGGAATTCATGCGTTAAATTCTGTCCTGGTTAGTGTCGGTTTAATTGACCCAAACAACCGGAATAATTGCAAGGCGCGGTCGGTTGTGCTGCGGAAAGCCGACTGTGAGCCGGAGGTCGTGCCTATGCCATACATAGACGTGACTAAAATTCCGTTCGAGGTAGTGGACGAATTCGAGAGAGTTGATAATTATCCTGATACACCTTTGCCGGATGCCTCGAAATATCCGGGCGAAAACTACCTTATTCAATTGCGTAATTGGTACATCGCAGGCAACAAACAGGCGACGGGACAAGAGATTAAACAGCAAATTGAATTGCTTGCTGAAAAACAAATCAACGACGATATTCTAGCTAACGTTATGGAATTTTTAAACGGTGAAAACAATGGGGAGAGCAATGGGGAAAGCTAAGATAATCCTTGACAATGAAATTGATGATCGCTATGGAATTCTATGGCGTCAAATTTCTATCAAAGCGAAACAGATGTGTCCCGTGTGCTGCATTTGCCAACGACGCCCTAGCAAAGTATCTCACCATGTTCAATACGTTGAGGAGCCTACCATCGCATCATCAAAGCTACTATTAGACGACTTAATCTTAGGGGTGCATCTTTTTCCGTTATGTTCCGAGTGTCATCACTACGTCCACCGGGACATAAATTACATTCAAAAGCCTAATCGTCATTTCAACAGAAACACAATTCAAATAAAAAATCTGTTAAAATCAGGTTATTCGATTCAATACGGAAGTCAAACTCATGTTCTTAAGTCACTTATCTCAGTTAAAAAAACAATCGAATGTGACAAGTCAAAACATTCAGACGGGACATTCTTATTTTGATCAACAGCAACATGACATCATCAACAGTATAGACAATCCAGAATTAGCGAGCGTATTGTTAGCCGCCAAAAGTAGAACGGACAACGCCTACGCTCAAGCGTTAACCAAGTCAATCACAGGGACAGAAGCGGAAATACAAAACGCTTATTTAATGGATATATGAGATCGGAAAACAAAAACGACCTGGAGGTTTTGATTAGAAAGTACACCGCATCAGATAGCGTTAATACCATGCTTGCCGATATAAAATATATTTTAAATAGGAGATTGTTAGACCGAGAAAACAGGTATACACATTTTGGTGTCAAAGATGAGTTTTTAGCAGGACAGATAGAAGCCGACAAAAAAATAATTGGAGCATTAGACGACGCTCTAGATACGCTTGATTATTACGGATAACAACCAATAATCAGAAGGAGAACATCCGGATAACACAATTTAATTTGTCTGACAATCATATAAATATCAAAAGGGACTTATTGATTAGTCCCTTCTCTTGTATCAAAAATAATGGAAAACAAACAACAAAAATATCTTCAGACTGAGAAGGGTAAAGCGGCACACAACAAAGCTGTCAAAAAGTACCAAGCGAAAAAAATACAATTAAAAATACTAATTGAACCCGAAATGATGGAAGATATTAATCGAAGTAAGCCGAACGGAGTTAGTCGACAGGCATACATTAAAAATATAATCCAAAATCATCTTGACAGTCTATCAAGTACCTGAGATACTAAAAAGGTGAAACACTATGAATTCTATACATGACCGCTACGACAGTATACACATCATCAAACGAAGTTCATTATCGAAACGTTGCCGCCCGTATGTTAGCTAATAGGCAAGCAGTCGAACTATACTATCGCATAGGAGTAGAAGAATTTTTGAACCATATATCAACCGTCTTTTATGTCCCTGATGAAAAAGACAATCCGAGTTATTTGACCGGAACTAAAATAGAAATTGAAGTCGGTAAAGAACATTCAGAATTACAGCATTTGATGCGATTAGATGGCATTCGCGGATTAATAGGAATGACGCCGCAATTCCCCATTTCTAATCCCTCCGCATCCTTATCAGATAACGCCCGATACATTAAAGCATTTGAGTTACATTTGAAACGATTAAATGTGTCCTATGTGAGAGCGTGGGGACGTGCCAGAGATTTTCAAAACGGCGGGGGTGGGTGTTTTATTTTGATTGATGTTACACCGGAAGATGCACCAAACATTATCTATGACCAACTCAGCTATACATACTTGCCTAACTACGGTCAAGCCCGATTGATTTCATTGGTAAACAAATAATAAATCCTACAGTGTTTAGCATTTAAATAGCAGCCCCATCGCTTAATATCGATGGGGTCATTTAGTTTTTAAGGACTCGGTTAAATTATCTAAGCGTCTATGCAAATCATTTTGTCCCTCTGAATGCTTATTTAGCTCTCGCATGAATAACGCTAAACGTGCATCTTGCGCCTGCCTTTCTTCAAGTCGTGCGTGGTCAATTAATAGCTGGGCAAAGTCGCGTCTAATTTCTTGAAGTGCTTTATCATGTTGATCATCTTTTTCGATGAGTACTTGAAAAGCATTCATTGAAGTTTTAATTGAACTTACCCGATTGTCTACGGTTCGGATAGATTCGACAATTTCCAAGTAGTTTTCTTGAATTAATTTATTATTCTGTTGTTGTCCTTGTCGTAAAATTTCTATGTCTCGGTTGAAGTGATCGCGTATGTATTTTATGACGATAGAAAAGGCTGCACCCGCTAGACTGAAGTAAATACTTTGGTCAATTAATTTTAACCAGTCAAATATAGGAAAATAATGAATAAATTGTTCAACTACCAGAGACAAAAAAATAAATACTAAACCAAATTTACAAAACGTCCATCCATAACGTTTAATTAAATTCGTTATCTGTTGGGATATCCGTATCGCCTGTGTAGGTTTCATCATGAGTAGTTTGTAATATAGGCATTTTTTCGTTGTAGTAAATTGCGCGTACCCCTGAACCTATCCCGATCACGTCATGGTGTTTGAGCTTAACTTTCGACTCAATCTTTATTCCGTTTACCCGTGTCCCGTTGGCGCTTTTTACTTTACCGGGGACGCCATCATCTATAAAATAATCATCATCGAGATCGTCTCGCTCTAATAATGATTGAAATCTACTGATTAAATTACCCGCCCATTTGATTGAAATTTCGCACTCTGGCGATCGCCCAATCCGATATGTTTTCCAGAACCAATTACCGCGATTATCAGTGATAGTTTTAAGCTCAATTTTTTCTACAAATTGCCATTCGTTTGCAATCTTTTTTTCGATAAGTAAATATGGCTTATCCATCAGATTTTCGTTGTTCTATATTTTCTGCCTCTTCTGTGTCAGGCGAAGCGTTAGCAGGTTTATTTGTAAGATACCCATTTAAAACCACACATACACCAGATACAGATAAACCAAATCTTTCTTCTAAATATCCTTGCGCTGTCAAAACAACACTTATGCCACCGATCAACCCGACGATTGAAGCAATGTTATCAAGTTGGTATTTATTCAACCGCAACATAAATAAGTTTATAAGTATGAATTATATATTGTAACACTATTAACAGTCTTGGTGTGTTATGCATTTTGTGGTTATAACTTTGCTTCCTGGTTATAACTACATTTTTTATATATCATAGATTGATGGTGGTTTAGCTTGATGATATATTCTATACTTTCGAGAAATACCAGAAAATTCGTATGCTATCAATTGATGACAACTAGCTATAAATTGTCCTGGGAATTTATCTAATTTAAAAGAAATTTTACTTAAAGATTCATCTACGTTTTGATCAGTTCTTAAAATATAGCCTTCCTCCCACTTGCCATTTAAATAAAATTGGATAACATCGTGTCTACACACATAAATTCGACCAATTAAAACAGTAGTTTGAGATATAAATTTTGTCATTTATTTAGAATTACAACTACGGACTAAACAATCAACATCTTTAATGGTGCGTACCAAATGATTCGCACCCGTCCATTTTTTAGCAAACAGCTTTTGTCCTGGGTTAAGTTTTCCTTCCATTGATTTAACCTCGACAAATTTTAATATTAGTCCCGTTGGGGTAGGGATGCCCACTAATAGATCAAAACATCCACCACCTACCTGCGATAAATCTTGCACCTTACATCCTAGGGACAAAAAATGATTGACTATCTCAATTTGATTAGCGTCTGTTCGTTTTTTTGATTGATTTTTATATTGCATAATTTTATTAAAATAGCGCCTTTAGCACGAGACTAAAGGCGCTTTTAAATTATATGACTAGCAGACTAAGGAATTGAAAGATCGAGTTCTAATTCGACCGCTTCCGGTGTTTCAGTTTCTTCGGATGTTTCATTCGATTCTAATTCTGTTAGCGTGTTCCCGTCAATGAGAGACAGGATTTTACCTGCGGATTTACCGATGAGGAGCAATGCTTTTTCATCTTTGCCTATCTCGGTTAAAAACTTAATTCCAAAGCTTAAAGTGTTTGATACCTCATCTAAATCGCTGTAGTCAAGCAACGACGACGCCAATTTGATCACTTTCGCTGTAACAGCTTTGAATCGTTCCTCTTCCTCTGCATTTTGAGGGTTGGGTATACTGTCAATTTTTTTAAGTAGCCATGCACCGTTGCTCTGAAGTCTAGCGCGTTTAACTTCAATCTTTTCTTTATTAGTTACTGCAAGGTCTTTACCGCCAATTAAAGCGGTCGAATCAGCTACCAGGTCATGCAATATGTCTTTAATCGATTGCACCTTCAAAGGCTTTACAGGACTAACCGATCCCTCTGCCATAAGCTTATTGAAGCCACGCTTAGGAGTCAGTTTTGCTTTTTTAGCTTTGGGACTTGTCAAGATATTTGATGCGATCGCAAGTCCGGGTAAACTAACAATTTGCTGGGCTAAAAGATTTTCAATTTGTCCCTCATCGATCTTCTCATCTTTAAGGCGTTGCCAGATGACTAAAGCCGAATTCACAAGGTTACTAATTGAGTTGACCGTCTCGAATTCGGCTTTAGTCACTTCGAGTGCATCGCCTTCAGACTTACCCGACTTGACCAACTCATCGTAGTAAATACCAATGAGACGTATCCGTTCCCAATCGGTAAAGTGTTGTTGGCTTTCAGTCTTTAAATTCTGGAAAGCCAGCAAATCGTTGGGGGTGGGGGGGTTATCAAATATTACTTCTTGAACCGACACGGGACAAACAATCTTACCCGCATCTAACGCAGCTTTAATATAGTTGTACCGTCCCCTTCCGTCAATCACATACAAATCGGCGTCAAGTCCTAATGACTCTGCTAGTTCGGAGGGAACGGCGATAAAACTAATCGGTTCGGTGATTGCTATCTCACCAAGCGAATCCGTAAACCATTTATCATATACAGCCGGAGGGATATCTTTTGCCCTTGAATACAGTTCTGGCGGCAATAGTTTGTACTGACTGATTAATACCTCGGCATCCACTGTAGATGTAGGTCGATAATGAAAATCTACCATAAAAATTTTAATGAATTAATTGCCTTCCTATTATTGCATATTTTTAAATGTGTGGTGTGTCCCGTTGTTCATTCCAAAAAGAATTTCCAAAGTACCCCGTGTTCGGGAGAATCAAAAGATTTTAACACCGCTTTTCGTTTGATGTAAGTTCCCGGAATAATCCCGTAATTATTAGTCCGATTTCTTACAGCTTCGGGAATATCTAACTTAATAGGGGCGGATGTATTTTCGATTATTAAAATATCTTCCATTCCACCTGTAGAAACTAACGCTTGATTGCGAGATTTAAAAATCAACCGTAATAATTCAAACCTATCCATTATGTTTAATCCGACTGTCATATTAATTAAATGATACCACCGGACGAATTTAATTAAAAACTCCCTAGATTGTTTTGCTAGAGAGTTTACATTTTATCGCTTTTGTGTTACCAGCGTTTAACTAGACTTAGACCATTTCCTTCGACATATTTCTTTCGTGATTTCTTGTCCTGAAGTGCTACCCGTGGATGAGGAAATTTTTTATCGCACTCATCGGTTATTGCGTCCTTCTGGCGTGGCGTTAGAGACTCATAAGCAGATGCATATCGGTAGAAGTTCCGAGCGTTCTTATAGACCGTATACTCGAAGCTATCAAAGCTTTCATCCGGGGCATCACCAAACTCCATGTAATAAACTTTACCTGCTAACTCTTCTTTGTCCTTCTGAAGTGCTGCAATTTCCGCCTGTAATGCCTCTAACTGTTCGCTAGTGGCAGTGGGCATAATATAGCCGCCGCTAGCATCGATTTTTGGGAGAATAGTCTCAAACACTTCATCGCGGAACTTAATAGCCATTTCAGATTTACCCTGACATACGGCAAAATAAAATCCAGGTTTCGTCAGATATAATCCAGGACGCCCGTTTCCCTCTTTAGTTTTCAATTCAACTACCCATTTTGGCGGTACATTTGTTCGTACCCATTTCGCAGCATTAACCCTGGTAGCTATTTCACCAAAGACGCAAGTATCTTGGGCGGAAAATAACCATGCACCATCATCAAGTAGAACGGCGGGTAACTCTTCATTGATCGATTCAAGCGGAAAATTAAGTAATTGCATCGTTTGTTTCTAGTTTTTAGTAACTAATATATTGTAGTACTAAAATAAGAATAAGAAAATGAGTATTTATACTTAGATTTTAAACAGGTTTTGGTGGTTTCAAATGTGTCCCTGTTGATGATTGATGAAGGGGGTACAAAAACGACTACCGCAAAATACCTTAAACTAAACAAAACCTTAAACACGTAGAACCCATACACAGTATAGATTGTTTAATATGTTTAATTGTTTAAGAAATAATCTAAATAGAATTACCTATATTTACCCTCCCTAATTGCACCCCCCTCCTATTAGAGTTAGACGGGACTAATAAACTAACCGGGGATGATGGGGGAGGGGGTCAACAATAGGGGGGGGTAGAGTGAACAATATAGTTTAGGTTTAGGGTTAAACAATTAAAACCTATACGGTGTAAATCTTTGGGGTGTTTATGTTTAAGTTTAGGTTTGAGTGATTCCTTAAACTAGGACTTGTACCCCCCTCTTGAGAGCTTAAACAGCAGTTACCCGACTAAACGGCGCGATAGTTTAATGGGGGGGGGTCATTAATGGGGGGGGGTAAAGGATTAATAATGGTTTGATTTCAACATTAAACTATTAAATGTTATACCCAGTATACGTTTGGAGTGTTTAAGTTTAAGTTTAGGGTTGCTCAATCCCTTAAATCAGGACTTGTACCCCCTCCGAGTGACTTAAACACCCGCATTCTTTAAACCAAATTTGTGATAAAATTGTCTTACAGGCATACAACTCGAATGCACCCATTAAAAAACTCCTCTTGATGGACTAGAGGAGTTTTTCATTTAATTAATTTTTTGATGTGAATAATTCGGCGGCAGGTGATAGAGTTGCACTACCCCTTGAAGTCCGTTATATCCCCCGTGCAGTCCCTAGCGCTGGCGGTATCCTGCTTTGCCTTGCCATGGGTGGGTTTAGAACTCCTAGATCAGCTCGATCTGCCATATGATGATATTCTAGCAATTAAACACCAGGACACATCATATAAACCCCAATGGAACGCGATCGTCTTTTAGATATTTGCAAGTGGAGTTACCCATCTTTTGATCAAGCCTGTGATCAGTTCGGTTCCTATTACTATGTTTATCGAAAGTCTAATCCGTTAGATTTTGGCAGTCCGTATAAACTGCCTGAGAAATATGAATTAAAAGTCGGTCGTAATCAATTTGGATTTTATAGCTGGCTACCGTCTGATAAAAACGATCTTGCCTTCATCCGGGAACACGTCGTTAAACCAATACCGTTTACAGATATTGAGGATATATCAGAAGACTCAAAATTTGTATGCGATTTTGTTGAAAGATATACTAGTCAGGAAGGATTTTTGACAGGGGTTAGCTTGACTGAACAAACCGAAGACAATAGTAAATTTACTATCTTTTTTGCTATATACCCCCGTGTTCCTCAAGCATCATATTTTACTTTTAACGTAACCCATTTGGATTTAATGCTTTGTGCGAATGATATTGAAAAAGCAATGTACTTGGGTAAAATTGTGGATTACTGTATATGGAATGTTTTGGGCGGAAATAAAATATAAAAAAACTTGGGAACACGTCGCAATTCCCAAGCCCACCAAGAAAGTATTTAAATTATATCTCAATAACCGGGACAAATGATTGACGTTGTTTAATTAAATTGATATCTTAAATGTATGGTTTGATTCATTATTCACAGAAGTAATAATCGATCATACAAACCGACAGAGCATCTGTGTCTCGTGTCGGTTTCGTTTTATGTAAAATTTCGACTAAGAAAAATACGATCGCTTACGCAAGTATCAGGATTACCTTTGATGCCTTGTACGTAATCTGATCCATATTTAACCCAAAGCATAGCCGCCTGTGCGGGGCGTTGGAGGTTTGGAACGTTTAGTTTGAATGCAAGGCGATCGCATTCTTTCAGATAAAATTCATACCACCGATCAATATCGATTGCCGCAACGGTAGTGGTAGAGCGGTTGACATCTCCAAGAATTAATTGACGTTGAGAATAGCACCGTGAGTCCGTAGGGTCAGAAGCAATCAAAGCATTATCGCATCGCTTAAGCCAATACTGTATGCCGCCTGCGCCTGTGTAGGCATAGCTTGAGCGTATATTCTCCATTGCTTGCACGATCCTTTGCTCAAGACCAACGGGGACACTTCTAGGAGCATCATACCCCAAGTGTCCCCGTACGCGATCTTGATCGAGTTTTGACAGAATCACGGGCGATTGAACGCTGTTTTAAGCGTTTTGAAATCTTCGCTTGAACGGTCGATGATTAAGCTATGCGCTGAATCGACCTCGCCAACAAAACGGACAATAGCTACCGCGGGGGATACAACTTTATTGTTATTAGTTAACTCCGTAACACCACTAGGCATTGCTTCTTTGGGTACATCATCGTGTCCCCATTCGATGCGGCTAACGTTCGCTGTGATAATCGAATCAGTCTCTAGATGAATTATTTCTGGTAGCATATTTTCTCAAGGTAAATTTAAGCGGAATAATCGAACAAATCTCCGATGGCATCCCATGGAAATTGTTCGTTGCGTTGTTTCATCCGGTTAGACAAATCAGCAGCACCCATAAAGTTACCAGTCGGAGTCTGGCGCTCTTCGATAATTGCTGTTGCGATGCCTTTGTTCCGGCTCTTGACTTGCGCCTCTAATTGTTCCCGTAGCTTAGGATCTACAGGATAAGAAGCCATGAATTTAAGCAATACATCTTTGATTGCTGCCCACGGCGCTTTATTTATTTTGGGCGTTGAGTCATAAGTTTTAGCTTCGGACATTTCCTTTAACTGGGACTCGTTTGCAATATAAACTCGATTGTCTGTGCTGTTGACAATTCGGCATTGATATTGCAATACCGATGCTGATTCGGTTATTCCAATTACTCGTACTTCTTGCGAAAGAAAAGTACACCATAAAGTATCTGGATGATTCGGCATCCATCGGGGTTGTGGGTTCAAGACTTCATTTGGGACAAATCCAGTGATTGCCATACTGTTACACGCTCTCTATTATAAGTTGATTGTCATACCGATCAATTATACAGGAGGGATAGGTAACTCAATTTCGCGAATACGGCGTGGTGTGGCATCGATCTCTAAATCAAACCAACAAATGACAAACGCAACTGCGTTAGCGACTGACAGTCTAATGCCTGTCCCCGCCGCTGTGTTGCCTGCATTTGATATTGTAATTTGAGGTGTTACGGGTGCGGTAGTGGTTGTAATCCAAGATGGTGCAGCTTGATCGGCAACGCCTGATCGACGCCATACAGTTGAAAAACTGTCAGGAGTATACAGGTTATTTGCTGCTGTCAACAAAGGACTTGTAACCGTGTGAGTTGTTCCGCCTGTTGCCGGAGACACTTTAATGTTTTCCCCAGTCGTACCGACTAACTGACATCCTTGAGGAAGTAACCCGTAAGGAGATACGCCCTCAAATAAGTTACCGTATTCCGGCATCCGAATAGATACCCGATTGATTGTTACGCCTGTGGGAATTATTAGAGGGCGGTCGGGAAATGTTACCTGATCGCGTTTCCAACTAGGAATAAATAGAGGGATTGCGGTTTGCAAAGTACTTGTTAAACGACCTAATGCATAGACGCTTTTTCGTTCACAGCCGTTGTAGTCGATAATACCGTTACCCACCCACGCATCGAGTACACCTACAATATTTCCAAAATGCAAAGGCTTAAACGGTTCACCTATGTTAGCGAATGGCATAATTTCACGAATCAGCTATTGCTGAAATTTGATTATTTTTCTAAATGAAACAACGGACTAATTTAATTAATCGCCATAAGTCCGAGCGGCAACAATAAAGTCAGGATTTAATAGACCAAGACCAAAAAAAGCTTGCCAAATAAGAATCAAAAAACGTTGATAGTCATCGTTTAAGTTCTTACGAATCCTAACCGGAATACCATCTTCGGGCGCGCCGCCGAATACTTCCCCAATAGCGTTAGCACCAAAAAACCATCCCATATATGCCGTTCGTAGCGCGCTTCCGGTCGGATGCAAGGCTTGCTGTTGGTTAGGTACGTTTGTATAAGTCAGTTGGACACGACTGGTGAATGCGTTATTCGTTGTGAATATTCGGAAGCCGCCGAAAATTAGTCCCGATGGCATCATTGCTTCATCCATACCAGGCATGATTTGACCTAAACCCGCGCCTTGGAATGCCAATTGGTTAGGCTGCGCCATATAATTGATCGCGCCTTGAGCCGGTGGCATCCGACCGGGTCCGAATAATCGAGGATCTTCAACTAAAGACATGGGGACTGAATAGTAAGCACTTGATTGCACTACCTGTTGAAACCTCGGATCATCTTGCAAGTGCAACAACATCCGATCATCAATCAGCGCATGATAATAACCGTCTGGAAAGGTCGGAGTTTTCGCCCGTCTCAACCGTTCGAATACCCGTTGTAAATCTCCCACCGTAAATTTTGGCGGTGCATTGTCGTATGTCCCGCCATCTGGGATATTTGAGGGGTTATATACGTTCGTGCCGGAGTTTAGCAGATTGAGATAAAAGCGATCGGTTGTTCTGCGGTAATCATCTAACAGAGTGATGCTACCGACTGACTCATGAAAACTGGGTTGTATAAGTGGTTCAGCTTGGCTGATATCCCAAATGTTCCGACGCGCAAACATCAAAGACTGATAACTAAGCTTCAAATTACCGGGGCGTGTTGGGTCAGTTGGATCACCACGGTCCGGTAAATTCCCGAATAGTAATCGGGACTTTAAATTTGGGAATTTGGCGCGTATTTTCCGTTCCAACAATTTGGTCGGCGGTGCGGCTTCGTGCTTCCATCGTCAGATCGCCTGAGTCCCCCCAGAAACCGAAACGATCCATTAGGAAAGTTTCGCCCGGTTGAAGGTCGGAACGATGCAAGAATTGCGGTTGAATTGCCCACCGTGCAATGTACAACGGATGAGGACGCCATAGCTCTTGCGAGAGAATAGCAGGATAGTCTTCTAAAGAAAGAGAGTTAGCCATTTAATTTAGTGAATGGTTTGTTTAACAGGGACTAACGAAATAGTTGAGCCGCCCCTTGCATTGCTCCTTGTACCAACTGAGCATTGGTAGCTCTTGCTTGTTGTAAATTGTTCAACTGATTAGCGACGTTATTGGCGGCGTTTGCTTGTGCAGCTACAGCCATTTGGCGTTGTGTGTTTAAGTTTCCAGAAGCGTTACCCAATTGAGCGCCGAACGCTTGAGATTGAGCGGAATTATTAAAGTTGTCCTGTGCAGCAGATTGGGCTTGCTTCTGTGCTAAATCCATTTGTTGCTGAGGATTCAGCATCATTTGACCGCCATTCTGAGAAGCAATTCCGGTCACGGGGTTGGCGTTGAGTCCCTGCATTGCAGATTGACCCGCACCGACTCCGTTATCTGCAAAGTTACCGCCTGTGTTAAATGGATTGCGAATCATAGTCATGTTCGTTAAGTCCTTTCGTTTGTAATATGATCAACAGATGAAATTTGAAAATTATTCGCAGAATTAGCGACGTTGCTGCATCATTTGCTGCTGTTGAATAAACGCCTGCTGTGCTGCATTAGGAGGGACAGATGCATTTCCATCACCGTCTAACAACTCACCAATTGCGTTTATCCCGTTGCCAACAATTTTGACTGCACCTTGACCAACTCCTGCGCCTATTGCTTTACCCGCCGCTAACGTTGCTGCTGCAACCGCTGACGGAAGCGCCGCGCCGATCATTGGAGCTAAAAACACAGATTACCTCCTGTTAATAAACACCTTGCATTCTTGCCCGTTGCAGCATTCTTGCCGCTTCTGGATTACCCGATCGCATCAATTCAACCGCTTGTAACTTTGCGTTTACCTGCGGAACATTTTGACCGGGGGAAGGCGGAAAGGGAACGGATTGCTGTTGCTGTTGGGGATTGTACTTGCCCTTACTTTGAAGAAAGGACAAATAAGTGTCAGCAATTGCATCAAAATCAGACTCAATTAAATTGAGATTTTTGAGCGATTCAAACGTCCAGTACAACAGAAATTCTGGAGAAGTTAACAAACTGCAAACATTCTCTAAAACAGTCTCATGTTGCAGCGCATCCTGCATCCAAACTTGTGAGGTTTGAATGAATGGCGTTGTTTGCTTAAGCATTGAATCAAGTGCATCAATTTCTTGATTCAAAAGCTTGTTTACTTCGACAAATTTATACATCTCTGCCATTGCCGAGTAAGCTTGATGTAATTCTTTATCTAATGCCGTCACAGCATTTTGTAGATTTTGAACCGCTTGTAATTGTCCGGGACTCAGCTTATTAGTAGAACTGTTGCCAGATTGGATCGACGCCATTTCCTGGTATTGGCGGTTTAAATCCTGTTGATTGGCTGACTGAAACTGAGCCGTACTCCCGACCGTTGGCGTCGATTGGGGTTCGTGTTGGATCGGCTGAGACGGAAGCGCCTGGGGACGGGTAGAGGGATTCCGCAGATGATCTAAAAGGGATGCTACCTTGGAAATTTGATCTATTGGATCTGATGTAACTGTTGAGTACTGCGGATAAGTTGGGTATCCCGTAGGTTGACCCTGTTGGAATTGTCCCGGTTGCTGATAGTAGTTCTGAAGATTCTGCATTAGATAATCCTTGGTTTAAAAGCGGTTGTAGTTGTGCTGCGATTGCTTCTAAGTCGAGCGGTAAAGGATCGGCGGGTTCGTATTGTGGTTGACCATAACTGATTTCTTTCTTTAATGTGAGAAGCGCTTGATCTAATAAATCTGGAAGTCCTAACCTGAGTCCCCACGGCGGTGGATCAACGCCTTTTGGTAAACTCGATCGAATTGTTGGATCAGGATCGGGCATATTCATAAATGCGTTGTACATTTGCAATAACTGCTGTATTGCGCCGGATGCCGCCCCGACCACACGGGGACTAAAACCCGACATTGCATTTTTGATTTCTTGATCGGACATCCAAGGAAATTGACGCCTTAAAACAGTCTCTTGACTTACGCCATCTTCTCGATCATTTCGTGCGCTGATACTAAGGTCTAAAACCTCACGAGTTGTAAGTTGGAAAACTTCTCTTGTGAATCTCCAATTAAGAGAGCGATCGCCAAATGGTAGAAGTCCTTTAGGTTGAGGGAGATTGATTGATCCTTCTTTAGCTAAATTGGCAATTTGTTGGCACTGTTCATCGGTCAATTGTTTCCAACTTGTTAAATTTTGAAATGCATCACCAAAATTATTTTTTAGTATTCCGAATAACCATTGTTTAAAAATATTCTCTTGATGCAAGATGCACTCTTCATATACCTCGCAAAGTCCCTCTCGGTACAAACTTTCTGCTTTCAAGTCGGCTGTATTTTGGACACGACCAAAAAGAGTACGGGATTCGGCAAATGTAATGCTTGAACTTATACCTAGCGGGTCTATTCCACCGATAATCCAATGAATCAATTCCCTGATTTGTTTTATCCATAAATTTTGATCGCCTGACACAGCATCTGCTTGAATATATCCAAAACGTTCACCGTCTGATACGCCCCCGATGATGTCTGCAATAGAGCCACTCGAAGTCGAAATAAACCCGCCATGAGTCCGGGACATATCCCACGATGGGGAATCTTCAGGATGAGTTGAGCCACTATGACGATCACCATAATTATCAACATAACGGTTAGCACTTGCCCATGTTTGAGGAATTGACCCACGACCGTTTTCTAAAACTTCGCTTGCGCTTCTAGTTGTTATAAGGGACGGATTCGAGAATCGCTTGAGATTGCCATGAGCTTTTTCGATTAAATCTTCATAGTCTTCGATTAAAGATTTTACCCAATTAAAATCATCTGATCCTTGCTGACCGGATCTACGTGCATTGTTTTTAGAGATTCTAATCGGTAAAGACGGGGCGAAAGGATTGTCATAAACTTGTGCATTTGCTTGACCAAATGCACCATAAACTTGAGCGTTTAAATTGTGGGTAAATTGATTAAAAGATGGTTTAGCAATTGACTCTGATTGTTTAATTTTTAATGAGTCTATTTCAATTGTTACCCACCGTTTTTTACTTCCCCCGTGCATGGGAGTGTCTTGATCGTATGAGTAAATTATGATAACTTTTTCTAAGTCCCTGCCGCCTGGTTTATAAAAACATTTGTACTCAGGATCGGGGTTGTTCAATCCACCGACAAAAAAATCAATTATGTAATCGCCTGAGTTGTCGGGATTGGGCAGAAAGAACCAGCAAATTTCGCCTCTACAAGTGAAAGCATCCATCACATAATTGAGGCGGGAAGACAACCGATTTATCGAATGTTGTCTTGTGATGAATTTCAGACGATTGTTCTTAGGATCATCTTGAATAGGTCGGAATTCTAAGTTACCACCACGGCAACCCCATTCACGCATTTGTTGACAATGCAAAGCGACAACGGTGGCAGCACTCATTGCGCGCCCGTCCCGTTCTAAAACCGCTTGAAGCATCGTCTCTAGTGGCAAGTGTTTTCGATCCTTTGTGTTGCTCGATTGCTATTTCCTAATAATATGGGCGTTTGCTATAATTTAAAGTTATCCAGTATTGGCTATACCATGACCGTTATTAATATTCCGACTTACAAACATTCAACACATCTATTAAATAAAAAAATCGGTTTAAAAATTCGGCTTGCGAGAATTGCAAATGATATGACACAAGCAAGATTAGCGCAAATAATTCAAGTCTCACCTCGTACTGTTTCTTTTTATGAAACAGGGACAAATGCAATAGACGCCACTACACTTTTTAAATTAGCAACTGCATTAAATCAATCGGTTGATTATTTTACACCTTACGATTAACCATTAAGTTCCAATTGTTATCTAGGCGTAAATCAATGTAATGAAATTATGGTATAATTATTTGTTATTTCGATTAAACTTTCAGCAAATTTTATGACAACATCAGACGCAATTAAGTCCCTCTCAACAATCCTCACTGAAACTACCGAATTAATCCGGGTAACATTAGAAGCTGATAAAGTTACAGACGCTGAACGTGAAACAAAGCTACAAGAGGCAGAAGGTAAGTTACAGCAATTAACAGCCGAACTTACTGCCGCTACTAATCAACTCATTGAAGCGAAGTCGAAAGACGGATTAACTACTCAAAGCTTGACATCATTAGGGGCATCATTCCAAGAATCAATTCGTACCTTAATCGTCACTGCTCAAAATACAGCTCCACCGGGGACGCCAACAGCAGACGAAGCGGCACAACCCGCCCCAACTAATACAGTGACCGAGACGGGTGCAGCAACGTCTTTCTAGGCTATAATCTTGCTATCAATGGAGCATTGGTAATCTCTCACATCCCTCAATTTCTTGAGGGATTTTTATATAAATGTCAAAATTTAACGATCGCTTTGCACGAATCAGCAGAAAAGTTACCGACTGGTTAGGATCTCCAACGGCATTGATGACTAACCTTGTCATTTTGCTTGTATGGATAATCAGTGGGTTTATTCTTGGATTCAGCAACACTCACCAATTACTGATAAACACATTCACTACTATCTATACTTGGTTAGTTTCGGGCGCGTTGCTATATACCCAAAACAGGGACTCAAAAGCGATTCACTTTAAATTAAACGAATTGATCCTCAACGATAGAAACGCTCGGAATAAGTTACTAGCGATTGAGGAAGATACAGAAGACGCGATAAAAGAAATTGGGAAGGAATTTAAAGAAATTAAAAAATCATCCGATGATCTTTAATTTTATTTGATTGTCATGTCAAAAATTATTTTTGTCTGGATGCTAATGCTTTTATAGATTCTTCCCACGCATCTTTGCTATAAATAGTTTGAATACGATACTCACAAGCTGGATCGATTTGTATAGGCACACCAGCAAATTCTGCAATTCTATTTATACGTCCTAGGTTATAAACATTTTGTCTGTTTGAAAATGCTAAACAAAGTCCTATATATGTCCCGTATCCAAGTAGAAGATAACTTGGTTTTTTACCGTATTTATTTTGAAAATCACAAATAACGTTATAGACTTTATTAAGAATATTCGGATCTATTGTGTATCCGAATGGTTGAACGTCGATAACGTTAGAATTTTTAGTATCCATTTAATTTAAAAAAATAAACAATAATAATTATATCTAATAACTAGCAGTTGAGAGTGGTTGTCTCGCTCTGAGTCCCGACAACATTTTTTCCCATCCGTCTGCTAAGTCGTCGTGAGAAGTTGATCCGAACTCTGTAATCTGAGTAATCAATTCACCCATGTTTCGCCCATAGATATTAAAGACGTGCTGGCGATTTTCAAGTATACCGGACACACCGCGCAAGCGCATCAATTTATCAGGGATACTTGGGACAGCTTTCACACGCCAATTGTATAAATTATTTGCGGCAACGTAATCATAATAGTCACCTTTAAAGCTGAGTTGATAGGCGTTTGATTCAAAGCATATCTCCATAAATGGGCATAGATGTGACCACGTTTCATATAGGTTTTCGATCGCTTCTAACTTTTTCATATTTCCCATTAAACGACCTTTCCAAACATCAATTGTATAAAAAGTTGTTCGTCTGTTCGTCGTTACCATTCCTCCTAATACAAACGTTGTGTAGTCGTTTTTTTGTTTGACACCTGCTGATAGGTCACAACCTAAAACGAGTATGTCCATTTCAGCAGGTATTTGATTTTTGACTATCAAATGCATCCCGATTGCTTGAGTTGAAATAGCGATCACTTTATTTTGATATTGGAATGAAAAAGTTTCGGGTTCACTTTCTCGAATACTTTTTAAGAATTCCAACGACTGACCAGGGGACTTATCATCTACGGGTTCCCAATAGCTTATCTCTTCGCCTTGTTCATTGTGAATAATGGCACTTTCCCTTATAACTTTCCATCCGTTTTCAGGGGTTGTCTCTGTACAATAAAAGTCGTTTGCCGTCATCTGTGTTCCTAAAACAACGGCGCGTGATCCTTCAAATCGTGTTGGTTTGATGACGTTCCGCCAATTGCTCACCATCTGATCGCGTATGTCAGGATTACTGATTGAAGACGGGGACTTAATTAAATCGTCTAGTATTAACAAATGACTCCGCTTACCTGCGGTGTTTCCGACGAGTCCCGCCGCCGCAATGGTGTATGGTTCGTCAGCACGAGGTAAACCCGCATGAGCAAAGTCGATCTCCCATAATTCCTTTGCCCAGTTTTCTCCTGGTTTAACCCAAGGAAAAACTTGACGATATGCCGGAGACTGAATCAAACGCTGGATTTGTTGGGATTTCTGTCGAGCGGTTTTAAGTTCGTGGGAAATGTAAAGGACTTTGAGCGCAAGTAAGATTTCAGGTGAGGAATGCACCCCAATATTCCAAGCAACCCATTCAATTAAAAACGTTGATTTACTGCTTCCCCGTGGCGCTAAAAGTAGTGTATCTTGCCCAGCAATCCCGTGCAAACATTTACTGTTTATTCCGGTGTTTAGTTTTTCAATCCATCCTTTGTGATGGTTGTAGGTAATGTGATTGTTTACAAATAATCGGAATATCTCAAAATTTGTCCGGGCGGTCACTGCAAGCATTGGAGGAGACACAAAATTAAGCGCTGTCGTGTATTCTTGCGCTTTTTTTCGTCGTGCCTTTAATATGCTTGCAGTTTTCAAATACTTATTTGTTTAGCTAATTATCTAATTCTAATTTTTCTCGTACTTGTTCAATTATGTTCTCTACAATTGGGATGCTTTCAGGTGAATTCTTGGAGTATGTTGCCTCAGTTTCCAAACGTAATTCTTCGAGTATTGCTTCTACTGTCGAGCGATAATCGATTACTGCTTTAATTTTATTCGCTTCGGACGTTGCCGCAATAATTCTTGCGCTGAAGTTGCTGATTATCGTTCCTAAGTCTTTTGTTGAAATAGGATTTTCGTCATCTTGACTTAGGCTTCTACGATTGAATTCTAAAATCAATTGATTGAGCGACGTATGCATTAATCCGA